CGTGCTTGTGTTAGTCTGCTCTTTGCTATTCGTGCTACGTTAACAGAGTTATTTTGATTGCCACCTAACACGTGATAGTGCGTTTGGTCTTCACCTACATAGATTCCTACGTGACCGCCGCCATTTCTTTTGAATGTAAGAACATCCCCTAACATTGGTTCAGAAACACGGTTGCCAAACTTATTCCAGTTCAATGCCCATAACGGACGCTCAACTACTTCAAGTTCTGCAGCTCTGCAGCATTCAGCTATAAACAAACCGCACCATGGAATTTCATCGTTAGTGTAAATTCTTTCAAGTCCTAAGTTCTTTGCCCAACCTAATATAATTGGATTGTGTTCTTTACCTACAAATTCTTTTACTCCAAGTTGTTTAACAGCTTGAACTAAAATTCTCGGTGATTTTTCTTCTTTTAGCCAATCGTAACTCATGCCGTTTCGTTTATTTCGTCTTCGGGTTTAATAGCAAAATACGAATGAGATTCAATGCTTCTTTCAAATGCTGTTGCTAATTGCTTACCATAACATTCATAAAGCTTACTTTTTAATTCTTGCACTTCTGAATGTGTGTACCATAACCACATCGCAAGAACTCCAGTTGCTCCTTGTTTTTTAATTATTTCTAAAAGTTTGGTTATATCAATCATTGTATTTAATTTTCAAAAGGTGGTGGGGTTGGTTTTGGTTCGTAAGGAATTAAGTCAAGGTCTTTAACCCAAAGATAATCAGGATTAACGCATTGCTCCATTTCCTCTACTGATATAACCCAATTATTATTAGCATCTTCAATAGGATTAAAGTAAGAATCTGGTGCATACCATTGACCGACTAATTCGTCTTTTTGTTCTATTGTTAAAAGTCCTACTTGTATCATATTATTATTATTTTAAATATTACACTTGACGCCCTAATGTTGTTTGAAATGCTTGTACAGCTGTGTAAAAGTTAGCCGCTTCGGTGTCTGTTAAGCCGTCACCTATTGAAGCAAAAGCTAAATTATCAGGACAATATTGACTTGGAGAACCACTATTTAAAGCTAAAATAAAAAAATTCCCATTATTTGTTGCTGATGATGATGTTTTTGTTACAGGTGCATCATTATTTTGATAATACTTAAAATTTGAGGAATTTGTCCTTGACATACAAACAAAACCTTTGACTGGGTAATTTAATGAATGGACAACTTGTCCTCCTCCTAATGTGGAGTAATTTAATGAATCATTAAAATTTAATATAAATCTTGAAAAAGCAGCAATAGAAACACCCATTTGAGTAACATTAGTTGTTGTAACATTATTTCGTACATATAATGATATATTTTTACTATTTAATGAAAGTATAGATTGCTCATTTAAAAATGTATTTGCATATCCATTAGTTCCATTTCCTGTTACACCATTTGAATTATGAGTTACACCCCCATTAAACACCAACCTAAATGCTGCATCTAAATCTCTCGGGTCTTTAAGATTATATTTATGAGTTGTGCTTGTTCCACCAACAAAAGGGTACAAAGCCTTCATTTTTGTCCAAATAGAATATCCTTTTAAGTCAACTACCAAAGTATTGATTGCCGCTTGTTGAGTAGGGTCTGTTATTGCAGCCGCTGTAATGAATGCTTGAGCATCAGGGTCTGTTGTAACACCTACAATATCAGTTAAACCTGCCCAACTATCTGCGTGTATATCTCCCCAACCAATAGCGTTATTTGCACCTTGCCCCCAACCTATTGCGTTGTTTGCTGCTCCATCACCCCATCCGTTACTATTTGCCATACTTATTTAACTTATTGATTCGTGTTTTGTCCTATATGCTAAATTTTCTTACTGCACGCACATAGTCCGTGCTGCCCTTATTGCTGCCGTAGGCATCCCCACTGCTGAAGTCGAAGGCCCACGCAAGGCTGAGGCCGAACTCCGTACTACTCCAATAAGCATTATAAAAAATTTGAGTAGCACCACTTATTGACCCAAACGCAGAATTTCCAGAAAGCGTTTTGTTAATATCAAATCTATTTTTCCGAATCAATGATAACTCATCAATTGAAGGTAAATACCAATCAGACTTACTATTATTTGTTGAATCTAAACATAATTTAGCTGCACCAGCTGTAAATCCAGATTGACCTACTATTGCATTTGAATTACTTAAACCATCCCAAGTACTTTGAGCTGTTGCGCCTATCAATGTTCCAGTAACATTACTCCATGCCGAACTTGTACTTAAATCAGTAGTATCAACAACTAAATAATATTGAACACCATTATCAATATATCTATGAAAAACAACTCCACCCTCAGAAGATACATATTGTCCTATTTCATAAGTATAACCAGTTCTTGCAGTCCAGCTTAATGTACCACTTCCATTTGTTTGTAATACTTGTCCACTTGTTCCATCTGCTGTTGGCAACGTATAAGTAGTGTTGCCAGTTAAATTATTAGCAGCTCTTAAGCCTACATAATTAGTGCCGTTATCTGACAATTCCATAAACCTTAAAGGAGCTGCATTTGAACCACTTGAATCGCCAATTAAAACAGCACCAGTTCCGTTAGGTCTTATTTGAATATTTCCATTTGAAGCACTCGTAATTTGAAATCCATTTACATCTAAGTTACCACCTAATTGTGGTGAAGTATCTAAGCTAACTTCGTTAATTTCAGCTCCAGTTACATACTTAGTATCGTAAGTAGTGCCGTTATAATCTGCTATTGGAATCCTATCTGTACTTTCAACCTTTGCCGCTTTCGCTGTTAGTTGACTTATCTTTACGTCCGCCATTTATTTTGTTTAAATAAATTTGTAATTTTTTAATGTTTTCAGCCTTAGGCTTGTATTTCTTTAAATGAACCATCCAAAATAATTGTTTTGTGTGTCCGGGTACATATCCCCATTTGAATTTAAGTTATATTCAGGAAATAAGTCTTGGTTAAAACTCATGTAATCAATAAACCTTTCCGTGTAATGCTGTGCTATTGAACGCTCTTTTTCTATTAAGAAATCAATTTCGTCTTTTTCTACGTTTGTAGCGTTCTCCGAATTGTGTTTAAATACGCCTTTATTAGCGATTGTATAAGCCGCAAAGGGTAAATACTCAACCATTGCCCAATGTATCAGCATAGGCTTTATATAAGTCGTTACAAGCGTTAAATAATTACCACCTAAATCATCGTTTACAATATCATCTTTTATTTTGTCTAATAACTTAGTGCCTAAGTATGTTTGAATGTGAATATCTTGAGCGACCTTAATCCATTGAATAAAGTTATCCGTGTCTACGTTGCCATTCATGGCTGTAAACTTCACGATGTCATCTCTTGTTATAAGTAATGCTTCTGCCATCTTATTTTCTATAATATCCTCTGTCCTCTCGGTCAATCATTCTTTGACTTACCAAACTTGGATTTTTAACTACATAACCTAATTTCTCTGCTTTACGCCCAGCAATTTGTTTAGCTGTGTTTACATCAATAGCTTGACCCTCAAACGTTGCATAAACTCTTTTATTCCAGCGATGATAACAATTAGGACCACCTTTATACAACCATACTGAATATGTCGAAGCTCCATCAATTCCAAAACCAGCATTAACTGGCTGACTTCCCATTTTTATAATGTCCTCTTTTCGATAAAGTTTATTTGCCCTCATCATGGATTTGCAAAATTCACGTCCATTTTCTTTTCTTTCTCCAGTGTAAACATACCGAGTTAAAAATTTAACGCCATCAATAACCGCATCTTGTCCACTTCGCAAATTAGGTCTCGGATCTCCAGTTGAAACTAAATTAACAACCTTAGATAATAAACTTTGTTTAGGCTCTTTGCTTAATATCTCGTTGTCTTTGTCATCTGTATCGTAGTCAACTTCGTGTTCATCTATTAATATCCAGTCAGGATTTTCATCCTCACCTAAATCAATTAACGCTTGAGCAATTTTATCACTTTGTGAACTTAATTCAGTTCCTGTTTCTTCAGCTACCTGCTCTTCTGTTTGGGCGTTTTCTAAGTCCATAAACTCCAAAGGCTGTAAAGTCTTAAAGAATAACTTTAACGAAATTCCATTGTAAGCCAATATCCTATCAAAAGCTTCAAGTAATTCATCTTGCATAGGTTTAATAACCATGTTGTCAAACAAAATACTTGAATTTTTAAGTTCATCAGCATTCGAACTAAAACCCGTTGACGTTGCAATACCAAATAAAAGCGGACTTGTTACGTTATGACCTAACATAATCTTACGTAAACACTCCTCACTTAAATACGAATAGTGTTCAGGTGCGTCGTTTAATGGAATATCATCTACGGTTGTTTTGCTTGTTTCACTTGCATTAAATGCTACAATAGTTCGTAGTCCTTTAGAACCCGTTAATTGTGCGTTTACTTTGTTTGTAATGATACTTTGTTGCTCTTCAGTAGGAATACCATTGTTGAAGTTTATAACCTTTGTACCGCTGAATCCATGTTGAACTTCATTTATTAAATAGTCTGCTATTTCTTCCTCAAGTTTAGCATAAGGAACCGCACCTTGATAATCAGGGTATGCGTAATACTTCATTCCAACCGTGTAAGGCTTTACGTAAAGTATTTCTATTTGTTCGTTTGAATATCCGTAAGCAGGTATTCTTTTAGGTGCGTACTTTTTAACATCTTGCCAATTATCTGAATAGTAATAACCTTCCACTTCGCCGTCTTTATTACACTTTTCAGCACGTAATAAATTAACAGGCATATGGTAAGCCTTTAAAATTCTTTTACGGTCTTTTGAATAATGAACTTGAATAGAGCACTGCCCTAACATCTTTCTATCGACTACTAACTTACGAACGCAATCAGGATGTAATAAAGCCATCATTTGAGCGTACTCATTTGGCTTTTTACTTGCATCTAACGCACTTAAACCACGTCCATAAACCAATCTACTTATATTGTTTATTATTGCGTTATTTGTCGTAGAATACGTGTATCTGTCAATTAAGTATTGAAAGTAATTATTGTCCTCCCCGAACTCAACCCAATTATCTCTTTTTGATTCTTGAATTACTGGCGTTTGGTATGAACTTAAATTAATAATATGTATGTTATCACTCATAAACTATAAAAGTATTTGCAGTTGTATTTGAAGTATATTGCCCGTTGTTAACCGAGAAAGTAACTATCGGTTGATCGGTGCAAAATATCCTATCACGGTAAACGATGTTTGTTCCGTCTTTTAGTACTAAATTGTAAAAATGATTTTCAACTAATTCAACCTCAACCTCCATTGTAGAATAATAATCTCCTGCCGTAAATTCCCACTCTTCAACAACCGTTGTTTCATTGGTTTGGTCGTCCGTTATTTCAACAGTATCGAAGTCTCCATTTCGCGGAATTAAAGCGAATGTTTGCGCATTTGTTGAAGTAGTTAAAACTATCATACTTTATTAACTTAAAACACTTCAAATTGTTTCTTAAATAA